ATTCGTTCCTAATATTTGATTAGGAGATGGTAATTTTGGATTTTCTGGCATAATTATAAAGCTTTAATAGCACCTGATTGTACTCCTTGTTGTATTTGTTCTTTAGTCCATCCTGCATTAATCCATTCTTGAACTGATGCTGATGGAATATTTTGTTGCTCCATTTGACTCATAGGATTTAAAGCATCCATTTGTTTACTAGTCAATTTAGATGCACTATTATATCTAGTTCTAAATCCTTCGTTACTTAAATCAGCTTCTACTTGCGCTGGCACTCTGTATAAAGTTACTGATTTACCCTTAACATCTTTCCCCTCGTAAGGAACTATTAAGTCTTCCATATTTTTATCATCAAGCAATCCAGAATTATCTAATTCAGCTTCCGTCATTTCTACATAACCATGAAACACTCCTGTGTTTTTACTTGATGAGCGTCCGTATCCTTCATAAGCACCAGTCTTAGGATTAATTTTCTTTTCTACTTGCGCCGCTTGTTGGAATGCTCCTGTTGGAATAAACTTTAATCCTTCTGTAGCTTTTTTAAATGAACCGTCTTTATTGTAAATCTTAGCTTGTGGAGTAATTCCTAATGTAGCTTGCACTAAATCAGTATTTAACCTATTAGCTTTTGCGCCTTTAATATCATACATATAAGGATCTAAATCATACTGTCCACTTGCTTTTGCTTGTCCGTGTGCCATTTTCCATTTCTCTAATTCAATAGCAGAGTTATGGTAAGGCTCTCCAAACTTACGTTTTAATTCTATTCCTTGACGTATTAATTCTTTAGCGATGCCTAATCCTTCTTGTTCTGTTTTTGGATTATAAGATTCTAATATTTGACCCCTGTGTCTATTATAAAAATCTGTTGCAGATATACCTAAAGCGTTTTCATCAACCAATTCTTGCCACCCTCCATTACCAGTTTCTTTAAACCCTCTTGCTTGAATTAATTTACCTGTTTTTAACGCTTCATCGTTCAAATTAACCCAATCTTGAGGTCTATTAAAAACAAACGTCTGAGCGCCAAATTTATCAGCAGCTTCTTTTCCATCTTGATGCCCGTATTGTAAATAATTCTGCCGTTGCTGTTTTAATTTATTTATCTCATTCATACTGTGCATTTGAGGATTTTTAACAGCCTCTTGCATATACTCATTCATTTTCTTAAAATTATCATCTGATGCCGTGCCTCTAATAACATCAGGATTAGATTTTAAGAAGACTTTATACTCTTTTAATTGCCTCCTTATTTCTGGATCATATTTATAGTTGGGATTATCTCTAATTAAAGCTCCCATTTTTTTAATAGTTTTATCAGCTTGATTTTTTATCAACCCGTAATCAAATGAATTTGCAGCATTCATATAGTCCGTATCATCCTCAAATGCCTTTAAAGACGCTTCATTTTCAGCTTTAGCCCTATCCATCTGTTGCTGATAATACCTTTCGTCAGCCATACGTTGATCATATTTCATGCTTTGTGCAAGTCCAGTCGCTAGTCCGATTTCCATGTGTAAAATATTTGTTGTTAAAGATATAAAATTTTACAACTCATTATAAACAAAAAATAGGAATATTTCTACTCCTACTTTTAATTCATTCGTTGATTATTTTAATCATCATTATTAATACTTGTTTAACGTAAGTTATTTTAAAAGGTTACAAAATTATTTAATTATTAATAGTTGGGTCTAATTCTATCCAATCTGACTGAACTTCATCCCAATCTTCATTATCTTCTATTTGAGATGAATTAAAAAAATGAAACTCCTGACTATCATTATTAATTACTAAATACTTATCTGGTTGCCCTAGAATCCTTTTAGCTTCCAAATAATGCAGTTTGTTATTTTTAAATGTTCTCATGTTACAATTTATATTTTATTTACAAAATCAGTTTTCTGTTTTTCAGCAGCATCTCTTTGCTCCATACTCCTTTTGAATCTATAAGCATCAATAGTATTCATTAAACCTGCGCCTATTAATTCACTTCCTGCTTTTTGTTTTTGCTGAAAGGTATTCATAGCATCGTTATAAGCTTGTCTTCTATTAGCTGCTAATATAGTTGCTCTATCAGCAGCCATTACATCAGCATACTTTTGTTTATTCATTCTCATCTCTGCATCCGCTTGTTTTAACCCTAATTTATTCTTCCAAGCATCGTTAATAGCAGCTCTGTTACGATTAAATGAATCAGATGCACTAGAGTTTAACCCTGCAAATTTAGCATCGTTTAATCCTCCTTGTATATCTTGCTCTGCCATAAATCTTTGCTCAGGAGTTAATCCGAATAAAGCATCTTGTTGAGCGCGGTTAACAGCAGCATTATATGTTGGGTCTATTACAGCTTTATCAATAGGACGCTTCTCTTTACCTAGCATATTCAATCCTAATGCAGATTGTCCTATTCCTACGAATGCAGTTGGGTCAATATTACTTAATTTATTCGCCCAAGCATTTTTAGATTTAACTGGTGCTGATGTAGTAGGTAATGTTTGAGGTAATGAACTATTTAAAGCAGTAGCTTGAGCAACAGCTTTATCTTCATCCGCTTTTATTTTAGCAATTTCATTAGGAGATAAACTACTGCCTGGCACAACTACTTCCTCTCCTGTATCAGGAGTTAATGTAGGTATAAATTTACCTGCCTCTGTTTTAGGAGTTACTTTAGGTGCTTTTAAAGATGGTTTAGCTGTAGGTATATTTTCAGTAACTACACTTGGCTTAGTTTCAGTTTTCTTAGTGCCAGATAATTCATTTATTTTAGCCTGTAATCTTTTAGCTTCTTCTGTGTTTCCGTTATCAGTAGCTTCTTTTAACTTTCTGCTATAAAGATTAATTTCTGATGCTGTTTTTTGTTCTTGATTAGATTTTTCTTTAGCTACTGATTGATTATATTTATCAGTAAATTTCTTACCACCTTCAGTAGAATATTTACTTCCATCTGCTGATACCCAATTTTTACCATCCCAAGTTGCGCCGTCAACTTTAGTTCCTTTTACAGGACCACCTTCAGCGTAACCTTTAACTTCTCCGTCATCCATTTTAGATTGCTTACTTCCGCCTGCTACCAAACCAAAATACTTACGTTGTTGTTCTGTAATAGGTTTACCATTAGCCATACCTTCATGTAGCATAATCTTAGCTTTAGATTTAGTTAATCCTCCGTCTTTGTATTCTCCTATGTATGTTCTGTCATTCATAGTTCCTACCGTTCCGCCTTCTGCCCACGTTTCTCTTGCATAAGCTCTGAAATGAGGATTGTTATCTAAGTTCTCTTTATGTCTTGCATAGAAAGCTTCTTTTCTTGCAGGGTCTTTAGGATGTTGTCCTAAGTTAGGGTCTCCAAAGTACTTTACAGTTCCATCTGGCCCTGTTACTTTATGAGTTTTACCTTCTCTATCACCTGACCTTTGAACTACATATCCGCCTTTAGCGTATTCAGCTTTAATCTTTTTTTCTTGTTTTAGCATATCCGCAGTTGGAGCTTTATTACTACCAGCAGCATCTCTAATATTATCCCATAAACCTCTTTTAGAATAAGAACCATCTGCTCTTTTTAGCATACCGCCCATTTTCATTTCTTCACTATTATTTTCTGAGTTAGGAGCTAAATCTTCTAATTCAATACCAATAGATTCTAAGTATTCATTCTCTTCAGGAGTAAACAAATGTTCTCCATTAGATAGTTTTACCGCTTCTCCTTCTTCTTGTTTAAGATTAGCTTTCTTATTAGGAGCTTTTAAATATAGTTTACGAATACCTTTTGCTAGTTCTGCATTCTCGGCAGGCACTACAAATGAGCCTTCTTTTACTTCAGCCATTATACTGTCTGATTTAGCAGTTCCTTTACCTTTAATATCTCCGCCGTCAGCATACATATTTTTTATTTTACCAACTACACCACCTCTATTCATCATAGGACGATTCTTATCGAATTGTTGTCCATCAGCCAATATCATGTTTTGATTCTCGTCAAATGTAACTCCTGTTAAATTATAAGGATTAGTTATTGTAGGATTTTCTTCTTGGTTATTTCTAGCTAATATTGCTTGTTGTTGTTTAGATGCGGTGTTAGCATCTTTTACTTCTTGAAGTTGTTTCTGAGCTTTATCTTCTAATGACTTAGTATATCCTTTTCCTGATACATCAGTCCATCCTCCAGCATAAGAACTTCTTGTAGCTAAGGCTTTACTTGGACTTAAAAAACTTGCTCCGATAGCTGTTGTTCTAGCATCAGATTCGTTATTAAGTTTTCCTTCTGCATTCATTGATTCTTTTCTAGCCTTAATAGGTTTTCCTATCTTATCTCCTATTGCGGCAATTCCACCTATCATTCCGCCAATACCTCCCATTTGAGATACTGCTGCCATTCCAGCATTTCTTGCAGATTCTCCTTCATTTTGTGCAGGTTGTGAATTGTAATAAGCTGAGCCTATACCTCCCATTCCTTCTCCTATTCCATTGGCTACATTTCTAGCTTTTTGTTGATTAGCTTTCTTTTTATTTTCATCTATAGCCTTTTTAGCTTGCATATTGTTTTGAGCAGTATATTGATCATTCTGTCCAACTACACCACTTCCGAATGTATCTATTGGTTTATAAGAACTGTTTGAATCCCCATAGGTTCCATCAATATTCATATTAGGATTATAGACAGGACCTCCATCATAATATCCTTTAATCTTACTTACAATACCACCTTTAGCAAACTTACCTTTAATCTCAATAGGATTATCTATATTGTACATTCTACCTACTTCCATTTCTCCTTTTCTTAAAGGAGTTATATTCTTTGTATTCATTTGAACTCCTACATTTGGAGTAACAATAGGATTTCCTTGAGTATCGTATTTTTGTTCAATATATCCAACAGGAGCAGTAGATAAAGCATTCGGAACATCTGCGATATTTCTTTGGTTAAATTCTCCACCGCCTCCGCCAGCTATTCTTGTAGCTTTAGTTCCAGGCATCATTAAACTTCCTTTGTAATTAGGGTTAGCTTTATCCACTCCACTCATTGCAGGAGTTTCTATTTTTTGAGTAGTATATTCTTTTCGTATATCATCAATAGTTCTTCCTGTATAAGTTGGAGTGAATTTTCCGTCTTTAAAACTATTTAACGGATTAGCTAAATCATAAACAATTTCTCTACCTTCTTTGTCAATATTATATTTCCTTGATGTATTGGTATATCTTCCTTCTGCATCAGGAGTTTCAACAGTTGTTATTCCATAATCAGCTCCCCATTGTTTTGCTGGGTCTATTTTTTCATAAGTACTAATACCTCCATACAAACCTGTTTGCTCAGGAGGTATTACTTCTGGAGGCGGTAATTTATATCGTTGTACAGTTGACCCAAATGTAGAAGACTTTTCAGGGTCTTTTTTTCTTGGAGTACCTGTGCTTTTTTTTCCGCTAGAAGGCGAATACATCTTTTTCTTAGTCTCTTCATGCTTAGTCTCAACTTCCCAATACTCTTCGCCGTCAGAATCAATTTTAAGTACAGCGTTTTTTGGTATTTCAGATTTGCTTTTAACTAATTGAGGAGCAAAATCATCATTAGATTTACTTTTAGGTGCTTTAACACTTTTTCCTTTATCTTCAGGCATGGTATTTATGTTTTATACAAACAAAAATACATATTTTAATAATACTTCTAACGAGCTGCTCGACTTAAAAAAGCAAAGAAATATAAAGAATCTTCTATTTTATTAATCTTATCTCTGTAATTAAACTGAACTGAAACAACTTTAAATCTAAATAATTTATTAAACACGTTTTGAGGAATAGCATATTCAACATAACTCAACTTATGATCTATTTCAAACGCAGCAATATAATCTTCACTACCATCTTCAAATCCTATTTTTATAATAGAGTTGTTTAAATCTGTAGTCTTAGAGAAATAAGCATACAATCTAACTCCATAATGACCAGCGCGGATACTGTCAGAGAAAACAGAAAAATAAGTAGTATCTTTTCCGTCAACAAACTCTAAATTATAAGAAGGATATTTTGTAATGATACTTTTCTTGTAGTAAGAATTATAACTAGAATATCTTTCTATCTCCATAGATTGCCCAAAAGCACAACTGCTTAATAATAAGAATCCAAATGATAATAATAAAACTAAAATGTTTGTTCTACGAGATTTAATAGCTTCCATAATTTCTAATATTAATTGGTTTATAAAGTACTTGTACGGTAGTTATCCATAAAAGGTTACAAAATAATTCAACTTTGAGTTATCTTTTACTTACAAAGAATGTTTTTAACCATTGAGAAACCTTTTGTATATTTTTAGCAGTAGTAGGATTAGTTACATAATTTTTATGAATAAATTTCACTCTAACGTAATAATCAGTCAATCTTCCTCTTAATGAATCTAAAGCAACTGAAAAGAACCATGCTCCATCTATAAATCTATAATTTCTATTAGTTGTAGATATATTTAAATCACTTGCTGATTGATTCTCTGTATCAAAATAAACACTTGTAGAGTTTGGTCCAATAGTCTTTACCTGCATATTTTGTGGGGTTACCGCCATGTCAGTCTTGAAATTAACAACAACCTCTTGCTCAAAATCCCATACCTTACCATAGAATTTACATAAGTCAGCTCCAAAGTTTTGTAAATAAATCTCATTAGTTTTGTTAATAGCTAACCATGAATTACTACTTGGTGCTAATGGATTAGTTCCTGTTATTGCAGTCAATGTCCCTGGATATGAAGCTATGGTTACATCCTTAACACAAATATACTCTACATTGCCAACTAATACTGTATCTCCAATTACAAATGAAGTAGATGGCATATCTGTATTATAAGCCTTAGTATTTTTAGGATTATTAGCTGTTAATACCAAGTCATTATGATTATGCCATATAGCAGGAGTACAATCTGTAAAAGCTACAAAAGCATTTAAAATATGATTGTATCCTAAAGTAAAATCTCTATTTACAAATGATTCATTACTCTCTCCTATAAAATCTCTCTTAGCGTATTTAAAAGTTAAATAAGTCATTTTGAATGTAGGGTCATAAACTCCCACTATACCATATCCCATTAAAGGAATTTCAGGTATATCTAAATTATTTGTATTATAAATATTTGAAAAACTATTAGGATAAAAAATATTACCTTCATTAAATTCATTATTAAAGAATACTTGCAATCCTTTAACCATAGACATTTCTTCAGGCTTACTTCCAATACCCATTACCATAAATGCTCTTCTACGCATATCAAACCACGCAAAACCATATTCTGTTTCAGTTAGTCCGTGTTGGTGTTGATTTCCAAAGTTAGTATCTATATCATCATATCTATCAATAACTCCTGTCACACCTAATGCAGTAGCATCTCCTAAAGCACTTCCTCCGACTAATTGACGTTCTAATATCGGCGTGTAACCTACTGAGTGGTCTTGCCAATAGAATAGTTTAGAATCTCTTGCTTTAAGATTATTAATTTGTCCACGCTGTCCATCTAAATCTCTGTAATCAGGTATTCTAAATACACGGAATGAATCTATTAATTCACCAGGCGTTTTGTATTTACTCCATCTAATTCTGTAATCAAATTCTCCTGTAAACTTATAATTAAGTGGTAGTGACGGATATTTAATAAAATTACCATCGGTAGTATATGCTTTGTTATAATTATAAGATTCTAATTGTGTCGTAGGAGACAAAGATGAATCAAACCATCCTATGCCTGTAGCTCCCGAAGAAGGATACATATTCTTATTTGATACCTTTTGCCCTCTTCTTAAATTATAGTTTACATTACCCTCACATGGAAACCATAAAGCATAAGACATAGCATTGTCGCTAGTTTCAAATGCTTCATCCCATAATCCATATCCTAAATCAATAAGATTTGTAAAGCAATCTCCGCCGAACACCTCTATATCATTAAAAGTATATTTATTTTCTCCTGCGTAAATTCCTGAAGCAAACGTTCCGTTTAAAGTATCCGCTTTAACTTGTGTGTTAATAGGTTGAAAGTGACCACAAGACATATACAATGTATTAGCTATAGCTGATTCGCTTGCTCCTCCGTATTGATTAGCTGGGTCTGTATCTGTTATAAAATTAGCTAACATCTTGTTATAGTTAGACGTATTAGCAGTAGCGTTATAATCCGTTAAAGCATCAAAGTGATTAAATTGAGATTTAATTATTTGCTTTTTACACCCAACAGATAAAATATCAAAGCCTGGGCTAAAAGGTGTTACGCCACAAATAGAATCATAATTAAGTGTTACTTGAAATTCGTTTACGTTAGAATATCTATTTCTATAATCAACACTTGTTCCTAAAAAACCTCCAGCACCATTATTCTCATCAAAATTATAAACAGCATTTCCATTCATTGATTGAAGAGGTAAAGTTCTTGGAGAACTAGCATCTTTTCCTGTACCAAAGATTCCAGCAGACATTTGAAATAATTTAGTAAACATTACTCTTTTTTGAGTATCTGTTTTTAATTGACTTCCATTTAACCAACAAGCTTCTTTTAAATTATCTCCAATTTTAACCGCAGAAGGAAAAGAATATCCAGTTTGTATATCAGGCGATAATACAGAGTAAATATAGTATCCATCTCCAACTTCATACATAGGTAAAATACTATAATCTGTTCTGCATATACCTAATGGCATAACAGAATTAAAACCAAGCAAATTACTATATACACTTTGCATTAATAATCCTTGCGTAATTACAATCGGGTCCCTCTCTGCTCTTACAATACTAAATCCACTAATTTGATTCATTACTGATTCAGGTATATCTAATCCACTTATATTTATAGCTGATGGATTTAAAGAATAAGAATCTTGTATTAAAGCTCCTCCGCTTGGACGGTAATTGTCTTTTTTCATTAATCCTCCTTTATCAGGAATAGTATCAAAAGTGTAGTCAAAAGTTGTTGGGTCTCCTTTTATATATTTTACATAGAATGGATTGCCTTTTAAGTCAAAAAACAAAATTCCAAATCTATATTTTTCTCCACTCCAATATCCTTTATTATGAGATGCTACGGCAGGATCTTTGTAATCCCAAAATCCCGTTGTTAATTGTATAGCATCTTCTCGTCTTTTACCATCGCTAATAGCTGTATATTTATTTTTAGTTGTACATGGTCTAACAGCTCCATTTCCTGTAAATAAAATAGATGAAGGAACTGTTACAATAGCTCCAAATGAACCTGTTATTACATCTCCTGTAACGTACTGAACTCCTTTATAAGTAACTGTATCAGTTGTGTTGTTTCCAAATGTAACTAACCATCTGCTATAAGGTAAAATTGAATTTGCTGGTGGATTTCCTGTTAATGGAGGACTTACATCAGCAGGAACATTACAATTAGAACATAAATTCAAATCTCCATGAGATACTAAAGGATATTGAAACTGATTAATAGTTACTCCACTTAAATCTAAATCAAACTCTTCTCTTTCTGTTATGTTAGCGATAGTACTGTAATTCTTATTTGTATTTACTGTTTTACACTTTAAAATACTAGCAGGGAATAATGTTAAATCACTAATGGTTACTGTTCCTAAATTAGACGCTCCAGTGTCAGTAATAGACATAGTTGCTCCTGTTACAGCTTCTTTGTTTGTGATAATAATTCTATAAGGTACATCCGCCACTTGTGTAAACTCAGCACAAGCTACCTCAATCGTATCAAAATCAGTATCAATATCTGTTATATTTAACTTTACAGACTTACCACTATTCTCAAGAGTTGTAGCGGTTCCATTACCTACAAAATCTCTATAAGCATTTCCTGTAATAAAGGTAGATGAATTATTCATTCCTACGTGAATAGGAGTGCTTGCGTAACTCCAAGAAGTTACCACGCCATCATAAGAATTAGATAGTCTATAGAAGTAAATATGACTTCCACAATACTTATCTCCTGTACCATATTCTTTAAACTCAATATTACCTAATAATCTACTTGGAGACCAATCTAATAAAGATAATGGATAGTATTCAATTACTAATGGCGCACCTACAGGTAAAGTATATGATGTACCAGCGCTTGCTTTAAATATATTTCCTGCCGTAAGTCCTACTCCATATTTAACTCCATTATAAGTAACTGCTCCTTGCAATACCATGTAGGTATTATTAGCTATTAAATCCGCTGCTCCTGAAAAATAAGTTGTAAAAATAGGATTAGCAATATCAAATACTTTAGGCTCATTAAAATTATCAGTCCAATATACTCTTTGATTATTTGTATTCTCTCTAAAAGAAAATCCTTCTATCTTATGTAATTTAGTAAAATTTAAGTCTGCATTATGGTAATATGGCACATAACTTCCAACGAAATCCATTTCACTTCTAGTAAATGAAATTACGCCTATTTCTCCATATCCTGTAGTAGACTCGCTATTTGTCGAGAACACTACTAACTTATCAATAAAAGAAACAAAACCTATTGGCATAGGCTCTACGTCTAATGTAGCTGTAGTTGTTAAATATCTTGGAGTTAATTTAAGTAACACCTTATTTCCTTTAGTCATCTCTACAGTGTAATGATTACCGTCATAAGAAATAAGCATACCGTTTTTCATGTTTCGATATGTGCCGTCAGGCTGTAATATAAAAGAACTATCTTGATGAAGTCCTTTGTCAAATGTATTAATAACTGAACCTGCCATAAGTATTGTTTATATTCATTCCTACCCATAATCCACGACCTGAATAAGGGTCATGGTATAATCTTGCAATCTCTTCTCTATCTGTTTCTGATAATTCTGCATCTAAAGCTCTTGAATGAGCGCATAGTCTATCCCATTGTGTATAGTGCCATTGCATCATTTTAGTATCTTTTCTTCTCATACACCAATTATACAATATGAATTGAGTAATAGCTTCTACGTGATTTTCTCCTATCTCCATAAATCCATCACAATCCACCTTATATCCTATGTATTGAACAGTTACTTTATCATTATGCAATTCTACATCAAATATCATTTTATTATTCTGAAAATGATATGGCACTATTCCGCATCCACTTGTAGTTTCAGATACTCCTGTATCAACTATTAAGAAAGTGTTATCCGCAGATAATGAAGCGTTAACTATTGGATTACTAAATGTTCTAGCAAATATACTTCCACAATTAACATCGTGACTTCCTAAGATAGCACCTTCTACCTTAATAGCATTATCAGGTAATTGTGCCGTGCATCCGCAAACATCAATAACTTTCCATTGTCTTTCGTATTGATAGTAACTTCCTATTTCCTTTTCCGCTTGGTAAGCCCAAGTCATAAATAACGGTCTGTGATTAGCGTGGTCAACCGCCGCCAAATCCATCGCATTAATTATAGGATTGTTTATTGATATTAGTTTGTTTATTGACATTTTAGCCTTGTTATTAATGTTCCTTTTTTAATTCCTTCTGTAACAGCATCTCTTAAATCTTGATGTGGTTTAAAAAATATCTGTTTACTCTTTTTGTATCTTTTAGTTTCTAGTACTATTTTGTAAATATACTTAGAACTACTTAAATTTAACTTCGCTTTTGTTACTCGCCCTCCAACATACGTTAATCCTTTTTCTAGTAACGACATCATTCTTTTACTATCCGTTGTCTTTGTTGCTTTAACCCAAATTTTAGTTTGACTATCTAAGTTTATAATCGCTCCTAGTTTTAAGTTATTCAATATCTCTTCTTCTATGTAACTACTCCAAATATCGTTAATATCCTTTGTAGTTATCTTTTGTTTAAATCTTCTTTTAAAGTCCCTTTTAATCAATCCATGTACTCTTGGAGTTGACCACTCTCCTAACTTCTTATCTACTAATTTCTTCATTTAGTTACTACATCATCCGCCGAATCATTTAAAACATCCACCACTTGCTGTTTCTCTATTTGAAACTCAGTTGTTAAGATAGATATTACAATTTGTCTAGCTAAGTGTGACGATACAGGATATGGGTCATTCTCAGTCATCTCTACTTCATAGTTAGTATAGAATACTTGTGAGTTTCCGCTAGCTGTAAAAGTAGCTGTAGCCGTTCCTGTGAACGTATCATTAGGTAAATAATTAACTCCATTGTAAACTACTAATCCTGTTGTTCCTTTTACTGTATATGAATATCCACTCTTAATTCCACCGCTAATAACAGGTAATGTTTTCTTAATCATTAATCCTTCTGTGGTAGTAGGTATTCCAAAAAATCTTAGGTTTTGTACAATTTTATTAATATAAATAGTAGTACCAAATCTTTGATAATAATGAAACATTGACCTTACGTGTTCTTTAGGTATCATTCTCCACGTTTCAATAGGATAGAAAGTGTAAGTAGTCTTTCCGCAAGCAGATATAACCCTTAACCCTAAATCTAAGTTTCCGTCTCCTAAGTAAGTTAAATTGATTACTTCGGGTATTTCAGCCTTCATAATATCACAAGCGCAAAAGTCTACGTTTGGATCATCAGAGAAATTTACCTTAGTTAACGAGTGAATACCAAAGTCCACTAACCAATTTTGGTCAATAACCTTAGTAATGTTGTATTCTTTAAGAATTTCAGAAACTCTTGCTTGCTCTACTTTATATCCAACCCAATCTTCATCAATCCTAGATTCATCAGTGCGAGAAAATCTTTCAGCTAAAATTAAAATATCGTCTATGATTTGTTTTTTAGTTGGCATATTCTACTTATTTATACCTCAAATGTAACGAAAATAATTAATTGTTTTTAACTCAAAGTTGAATTAAAAAAGCCTCACATTTCTGTAAGGCTAGTTGTAATTAAATTCAAGATTGCGACCCTAGATTTATTTCAAAGCAAATATAGTTAAAACTTCTGTAATTGATGCAA